CACCGGCTTCGAAAGAAGCCGTGATGGAGCGTTCCCCAAATTCATGGGGTTCGCGTTTTCATTGATACTAGACGACACTGGATCACCAATCGACCCCCACTCGGAGGTCGGCCGCGGCTTAAAGCCCGGTCTATTGGAGTCATGTGTGAGGTCACTGCGTCAAGTCTTGTACGTAATGTACAAACTTGAGTTACCGTCCAGCGATGAGCAAAATGACGAAGTCATTAGAAACTTCATCGAGACAGATCGAGGGCTTGCCAGTAATGGAAGCTCCACGATCCAACAGAGACAAATTGCAGGGAAGGCTCGAAGTTTGCTATCGAGTATCTTCTCTGGATTTGATCCCCTTAGGATTGATCCTAAGCATGGCCCTGGCAGCGTTGCTACTGGTGAAAAGGCGTGGCAGAAGAAGTACTTTAAAAGGTACTATTTAAATCTCGCGGCGGTATTCCGCTACGAAGATTTCTTCTACTACTCCCATACTCACCTATGCGACGACTTACAGAGGTTTCTCAACCTCCCTGAACTTGTGAGCGGGCACGCGAAAGTGTGCCTCGTTCCCAAGGACAGTAGGGGGCCTCGGTTGATCTCATGCGAACCGCTAGAGTATCAATGGATTCAGCAAGGACTTGGCCGAGCTATTATGGCTCGGCTTGAGTCCCATCCGCTAACGCGGAATCGTGTCAACTTCATTGACCAAACGGTCAATCGGCAGTTGGCGCTGATCGGGTCCAAGGAACGACAGTGGGTAACATTAGACATGAAGGACGCGAGTGATCGCGTGTCCATGTGGCTGGTGCACGACCTGTTTAGAGACCTTCCTGGTCTCGAGGCAGCATTGTATGCAGCCCGGACAACGCACACGCGTTTGCCGGACGGAACACTGGTCGAACTTGAGAAGTTCGCGCCAATGGGGAGTGCACTTTGCTTCCCTGTCGAGAGCGTAGTATTTTTCGCTCTCGCCGTTGCAGCGATAATGGAGACGCACAAGATACCCCTGACACAGGCGGTATCCTCTGTGTACGTCTACGGTGACGATCTCATAGTCGCAAGCGAAGTCCATGCTTGCGTCCTTCACGCGTTTCCGTTGTTCCTGTTAAGGTTCAACGAGAACAAGTGTTGCACGGCAGGCTCCTTTAGGGAGTCCTGCG